TGGTAAGAGTACATTCCTAAGAGCTCTTAATCGTATGAATGACTTTGTTGATGCTTGCGTTACTAAAGGAAGCGTAGACATTGATGGCACAGACATTTATCGTACACAGTACACAAACGTAAACAATCTACGCAAGAGTGTTGGTATGGTATTCCAAAAGCCTAATCCATTCCCTAAGAGCATTTACGAAAACATTGCATATGGTCCAAGACTGCATCGTATGGCAGAAACAAAGGAACAGTTAGATGCAATCGTAGAAGACAGCCTACGCAAAGCAAACCTCTGGGAAGAAGTAAAAGACAGACTAGACGACAATGCATTTGGACTGAGTGGCGGACAGCAACAGCGACTATGTATTGCTCGTAGCCTAGCAGTTGATCCACACATCTTGCTATTAGATGAGCCGTGTTCGGCACTAGATCCTATTTCAACTAATGCTATTGAAGAACTAATACTAGAACTTAAGAAAAGTTATACGATTGTTATTGTTACACACAACATGCAACAGGCAAAGCGTATCTCAGATACAACAGCATACTTCCACCTAGGTGAGATCATAGAAAAGGGTGCTACAAAGAAAATCTTTGACAACCCTAGCCACAGGAAAACCAAAGCCTATGTGTCTGGAGACTTTGGCTAATATATACAGTATGATTAAAGATTGGAACTTACAAGACATCTGTAGAACAATAGGCAAGATTACTTGGGCGGCAACTGATCCAAGAATGGACGGCTTTAACACCTGGGGTAGCAAAAGAGAACTGTACGAACTACTTTTCTTTGTACAACAGGAACTGGACAAGTGTTCAACCTATGGTGATATGGAAGAAGAATATCTAAAGAAACACGATCAAGAATTACTATTGAGAGCATTAGGTAAGAAATGAAAATAGGAATAGCAGGCTATGGCTTTGTAGGCCAAGCCCAAGAACTTATACTAAAAGACTATCACGATATTATCGTTAGTGATCCTGCCAAAGGACACTACGGTGACTTGCGGCATGCTGATGCTGTGATTATTTGTGTAAGCACACCTCCACGTGAAGATGGCAGCTGTCATATGGACAATGTGTTTGATGTTATTGACAGCGTAGGAGATGTTCCTATTCTAATCAAAAGCACAATCTCGGTTGAAGGTTGGCGTATGCTCGCAGACCTAAATAGAAACCTAACGTTCTCTCCAGAGTTTCTACGTGCTGCTCACTGGCAAAAAGATGCACTAGAAAACAGAGAATATTACTTTGGAGGAGATAGTTGCAACTTCTGGAGCGACATATTCTTACGTGCGCTTGGTCCTATAAACGTTAGCGTTGAAAAGCCTGAAGACCTGGTAGCTGCAAAAGCTCTACGCAATAGTTTCTTAGCATTAAAAGTAAGTTTCTTTAATCAAGTATATGATTATGCACAAGCCCATGGACTAGACTACGAAGCAGTTGCAAATGTAGTTGGTGCTGACGAACGTATAGGTCACAGTCATACTGTAATAACCAAAGAGCGAGGCTATGGCGGACATTGTTTTCCTAAAGATGTTAGAGCTACAATAAAATCAGGGCAAGCCTATAGTGCTAGACTTACCCTGTTAGAAGAAGCTGACGCTTATAATAGTTTAATCAGGAAGAGCTAATTTGATGTTGTCATGGTAGGCTTGGATGTCGTGATCGCCGATGCCATCAAAACGTCCTTCTTTAATACCCGACCATACACCTTTCCACCAATCGCCTAGGCTTGGCTTTCCGATCTTGTTGTCGCTTGTGATGTAGTGTAGTTCGCCATCGTGTCTGTAGCCCATAATAGCAAGTGGGACCTTAGTAACGATGTCGTTGTTGTTTCTCCAACGATGATGTACAACACCTAGGCTCTTACAGTATTCGCTCCAGCCTACTCTTGGAGAACCATATGTGTACAGTTCTTGTACTGGCTCTACCTCAGGATATTTATGGCATCGACTTGCCATGATAGTAGCCATTGCTGCTCCTAAGCTGTGACCACAGAACCAAAGTTTTTTGTCGTCGTTTTGTGTACGACTTAGATCTTCTAGCACCATTGGCCATAGTTCGTCTACTTCTGCTTTGAAGCCTTTGTGTACTCTGCTGACTGTTTCTGCCATAACAGGCACAGCGTTTAGATCAGCTTTGATGTCGTTGAACTCTGTAGGTTCAGTTCCACGACACGCAATCACTAGATCGTGTTTGTTCATAAAGCGATAAGCCTGCGCACCATCGCGGTTATAAAATTCTGTTGTTGTAAATCCTAATTTTTTTGCTTGACTTTTTGCATCTTTTTCGTTACAATAAGCAATCTTAGCAAGTTTAGCGAACAGCAAGGACCGTTCTTTGAAAGTCATTTCTGATATTGACATTATACCCTCCCTCAAGTGTACTTCTTATATTTATTCTTACGATAAATACATTACGGAGCATTGCAATGAAAAAAACTACTAGAAGCTTATTACAAGAGTTGACAGATATCAGCAAAAGAGATAGTTCTTTTGAAGATCATTTGATAGAATCAAAGTGTAACAACTTAATAGTCAGTTGTGTAAACATTCTTGAAAAAATTAGTGAAACATACGAACCTGAAGTTTCTGCAGATCTACAACGTAAATTTTTAAATAGCATCCGTTCAGGTGATCCAAAAAAGTTTAAACGATCAATGGAAAGAATTATAGAGAGTAAGAAGAAATGATTTTAAAAGAAGGCGGTAATATTTTCAAAGATCCTCAAACTAAAGTGCCAGTGACACAACGTATCAATAAAGCTGATGTCGAACCTACACTTGCATGGTTAGAGAAAATCACAGGACTACCTCATAGAGATTTTAAACTAGGTACCACAGGTAGAAAAGATACTAGTGGCGATCTTGACATCGCAGTTAATCAGGAAGAAGTTACCAAAGACGAATTAGTTGCTCTACTAGCTAAATGGGTTAAAGAAAACAAACCAGAAGAAGATCCAAAGCAGTGGATCAAAAAAAGTGGTATTAGTGTTCATTTTAAAACTCCTATCAATGGCGACGAAGCAAACGGATATGTCCAAACCGATCTAATGTTTGGAGATCCAGAATGGATGAAATGGAGTCTACGTGGAGCAAGTGGTGATAGTCCTTACAAAGGACAACATAGACAAATCCTAATGAGTAGTATTGCGACAGCACTAGGACTTAAATGGTCTCCTAACACAGGATTAATGGATAGAGAAACTGGAGAACTAATTAGTAAAGTACCTTCAGAAATTGCACAAAAATTGTTAGGTCCTACTGCTCAACAAGATGATTTAGAAAGTGTTGAAACTATTATTACCAAAGCAAAAACACTACCAAACTACGAAGACCTTGTTTCCGACGCAAGAGAAACATTTGCAAAAATGGATCTTCAATTGCCAGAGAGTGCTGAGATTGACAGGCTTAAAGAGCTTGCTGGACTGAATCTAAACAGCGTGAGGATGCTATGAGATATGCAGATATTAAACTAGTTGAATCTAAAGTTCAACTTAACGAAGCAGAAGCTCGCATTCAACACGCAGAAGATCTAGTTTTTTGGGAAGGCTCTAAAGGTGCAGTGCGAGCGATAGAAGCACTTAAAAGTCTTGAGCAAGGAAAGCATACAGATGTTACAATCAAGTGGGATGGGTCTCCTGCAATTATTTTTGGCCGCAACGAAGATGGTGAGTTTATCCTTACAGACAAATCAGGATTCGTTGCAAAAGGATATGACGGGAAAGCAAAGTCAGCAAAAGATCTAGAAGCAATGTTTATGGCTAGACCTGGAGCAAAAAGAGATCCAGAAGGTTTTGGGCAATTAGCCTCAAATATGCGTGATATATTTGACGAATATGAAAAAGCAACTCCTAAAGACTTTGAAGGATATTTTAAAGGAGATCTTTTATACTTTAATACTCCTGAAATAGAAAACGGTCGTTATCATTTTACTCCTAACATTGTAACTTATGATGTAGATGTAAACAGTGAACTAGGAAAAAGAATAGGCAAGAGTAAAACAGCAGTAGTAGTGCATAATATGCAAGATGAGCAAGGCAATACTAAACCACTGCCAAATGATATAAACACGTTCTTCCAAGGCGAAGAAGTTTTTGTTGTTCCGCCAGTTACTGTTTCAAAAGCACCACAGGTGCAAAATGACGAAATTACACAACTTAAATCAATTGTAGCTAAAAATGCATCTGCTATCGATACAATGCTAAATCAAAATGAACTAGTCCAAAAGAAAATGAAGAGTTTTCCAAACGTTCTGTATACATATGTGAATAGCAAAGTAGACAGTGGTTTAGAAAACCTAGGTGCAGATTTTATGGACTGGTTACAAAATAGACCACAAATAAGTGACGCCGCCAAAAAGAAAATTGCAGAATACATACAAGAACATAGTGCAGGGTTTAAAGCAATCTGGGACACTGTCTCAGCAATAATGAGAGTCAAAAATGATATAATCAAACAATTTGACCAACACGATGCAGATGTAAAATCATCTATTGGATCAAAAGGTCCAGCAAGACCAGAAACCCACGGTGACGGAGGTGAAGGTTATGTCATGACACATCCTAAAGGAGACATTAAACTTGTGTCTAGAGAATATTTTTCTAAAGCAAATAGATCGGTGGAGAGATAAATGAAAATTAAAGATTTATTAGAAGGTAGTTTTGATGACTTTGGTCTTAA